AACAAAAGAGGACATCCTTAAGTCGATTGACAAGAAAATCGATAAATACGAGAAGACAGCAAAAGAGGACCGTAAGACTCCTGCAGCGTTTTACTCAATGTTGGATACGCTTATCCATGTTTTTAAGGAAAGAATTGAGCAGGCGGTATTATTTGATGAGCTGCCAGACTGGTGGGTATATGACTATGATCTTGAGTACGACCGCTTTGTACTAAGAATGGAGCATGTACGTGAATTCGATGCTGATGATGAGACAAGCGAGGATTACCACGGAGCCATTCATGATGCCTCGTATCCACTTATAGGTTTTTCATTAAAAACCGTAACAGCTGGAGAGTATGCTGAACTATTTGGTGTCGGGGATGGAACTGTACGTCAATGGATACGCCGGGGAAAACTCAGGACCGCAACAAAAGTTGGAAATGAGTGGAGGATTCCTGTGCTCACGGTACCGCCAAGCCGTGGCTATGAAGGAGCTCAATATATCTGGCAAGAACTGGCAGATGATATTCCAGAGGAGTACCAGTATCTAAATAACTTCAAATTGGCTACCTTCTATCAGGATAGGAGCGATCGGGAAAAATATCACGTTTTACTGGTTGCAAAAGAAACAACAGGTCATGAAGATCTGAGCGGCAATAGAGAATTGATTCTTGATGCGAAAGAACGTGAGAAACTAGAACTTTTTATGATTTCGAGGCCAGAGATAAGATTCAGCTTGAGGTATTAAAAGGAAAGCATGTGATAGGTATATAACTGTTTGAAGAGAAAGGATATGAAAAATTTATTTTTCAATATAGTCATTTCGACTTGACAAATAATTCAAGTCTGTGTATGATATAGAAAAATTCCTCAAGGAGGGTTTCGGACATGAACTTTAATCGTCAGCAGCTGGTGGAGAATATCAACAACCTCATCCAGCAGAAGAATATGAAGGTCGGAGAAGTGGAGCAGGCTATCGGGATCTCCACAGGGTACATATCAAGATTGTCAAAGGCAGGGAGTGAAAGCATTCCGGCAACGGACGTTGTTTGGAAGCTCGCACGTCATTTCGGGGTAAGCACAGATTCGCTGATCTCTGGGGATTATTCCGAGGGAACGGATAACCTCAGTGTCCTGCGGCGTTTCATCACGAAGCTGAACGTACAGACCATCGACGGCATCCTGGACTGGTCCGCCGTAAGCACGAAGTACGTGAATGCAGTACTCAAGGGAGAAGAACCGCTGTTCTTCCTTGTCAAGGAGACCGACAATGATCGCGGTGTTCCCCGTACCGAGGATAATTTCAGCGAAGTCAATGAAACCTATTCCTTCTATAAAGATCGGAAGATTGTCTCCGCTGCTGCTCCGCAGGATTACGCATGGATGACCGGAGACGGTTTCAAGGCTAAGCTGCCCAACGGAAAATGGCTGTACCTGTTCCGCATGTGCGTTGACCTTGATACGGGTACACCGGCAGGCGGGGTGGAAACGCCTTACTATGAGATGTATATGACGGAGTGGGTTACGGATGGAGGCCTCGCCGGGATGTCTGCGGCACTTGCAGGCAAGGCATCCGGACATTGGAGGGCTACGCCAGTCTTCAATACACTCGGAGCGGGAATCGTTCTAGATGATGCCGCCAAAGACCTTTATGATATCGCAAACCAGACAGCTTATGATCTCAAGATCAACGCGGGTGTGAGAAGCACCATCATGGATTTTTTGAATGATAACGTTGCGGAGGACAGTGAATGAGCAGAAACAACAAGTCGAACGACATTCTCACCCGTGAGAAGCAGGTGAAGGTCGGAACGCGGGTCCTGAAAGGGGCTGAGCCGGTGGCGCTGGTCGGCCCGGAGAAGAAGAAAGACACCTTCTCTTTGCAGGATATGGCAGTCGCGCTATACGGACCGGGGACACAATGCGTTGTCATTCCGGCAGACAAAACAGTCAACCAGTAAACGATGATTCAGGAATAAGCCATGCACCCCACTGAAGACGGTGGCTGAGAACGGTAGCTGGTAATTCCGGGCGGAGGGAGAGCCGCACACAAGATCCCTGATAAAGCGTAAGCCTCGTATCCCACTGAAGACGGTGGCAAGAACGATAGCGGGTAACGCGGGGAAACCCCACCTCGGGGAAAGAGGGAACCTGTTCACTGAGCGATCCGATGGGGCCAATGGGTCCCTGTATATACGAGGTCAGCCGGGACAGTCGTCATTTGTGGAAAAAGAATACTGAACGTGTTTTTCACACGAGCAGTATATCCACGGATGCCGATTGTCCCGGCTTTTTTGTGTTCAGCAAAGAAACCCACCGTCAGGGCTTAAGGCAAATTCAGCGCCGGAAGGAGGTGAAATAGTGAATGCTGAAGGAGAAACAGGATGATTTACGCGGACTTGGGCAGAAGATGTTCGAGATGCGGAAGGCGAAGTGCATGACGCAGATTCAGCTTGGCGATGTCATGGATGTGGATTACCGGGTAATCTCGCGCTACGAAACCGGACAAGCAGAGCCCGGCGCTCTGTACTATGACCGGCTATTGGAAGTTTGTGACCAAAAGCCACTGGGCGATTCTGCCGTTCTCCTTCAGTTATTTGCAACACTTACACAAGAAAATAAGGCCCAGTTGATCAGCTTGGCGGAGATGATGAATCGAGCTCAAAAATAAAAAGCAACACTACGCAACAAAAGCGTTGACAAGGCAACAGAAGAGTGCTATATTATATATGTGCAACAGAGCGCAACACACGCAACGAATTATTCGGAAGGAGCTAGACCGATGGAAAACATAATGAACAAGAAGATGTCGGAGATCACAGAAGAGGATACAAAACTGGGACGGTACTTCCTGAAGCTTCAGTCCGCATACCGCACTGGACAAGGTGATCCTGAAACGCTCATTGATTTGGTGGCTGCCGCAATGGGGAAACGATCACAGAGGCAGTTTGCTTCCGATATGGGCGTCAATGTATCCAGTGTTTCAAGGATTCTCAGCGGCAAAGTATCTGAAGTGAGCGATATCCTTTTGGCAAAGATCGCGGCAAACGCCGATCCAGCAAGTGGTGTCACAATTGAGAAGCTGATGGCGGCTCAGGGAATGGTGGAAGCGGAGAGCAGAGCGCAGCTTGCCAAGAAATATGAAGAAAGCTGCAGACGGATTTTCTCAGACGAACTGCTTAGGCGAGGCTATACAGTTTCTTACCCGAAGGAACAGTCACGTGAAAACAGATATCTCTGTGACTTTGAGATCCAGACAAACGCTCTCTCTAAAGGGAACGGCCGTTGGCTTGTGGAGGCGAAGATGATGTCGAATTACGCAACGCTTCCAGCAGGGTCAGGAAGAACCGGGATTTGGCTCGATAGCGCGATGGCAGCATATTATCGGGGAGAGAATGTTGGCAGGATATCACTAATCGTCGACTACAGGGCTGCGTTTGAGAGCATAAAAGAATCACTGAGGAAGCATCCCATCAGGGATGAGATATCCATCATCCTGATATCTGTGGGAGCGGGCAGAATCTTAGATGAGTATGTTGCCCCCATGATTGATGGAAGCATACCGGAATTCAGATTTACAGAAGATAACTAAAGGGGGATGCGCCGTTGGAGAAGACAATAACGAGATCAGAAATTGGACAGATGAGGCTGAAGGGAAAACCGAAATGCCCCGCCTGTGGGAATGCTCTTTCCTTCGTGTATGAGGGATCAACAGGGTTTTCGGCGGTAAAATGCAAGCGCTGTAGCCGGGAAAGCCTGATAAACACAGAGACCCTGGAGGTCATACTGATAGAGAAAGCAAGCTGAATATTGAAATCGCTACCGAGCGAAGAGGACCACCATGCCGCATCATAGAAGGTGCAGGCGAAACAGATAGAATGTGTCACTGACAATGCCGGAGCAGACAGTCACGAAGAGCGTAACAGCTCCTTATGACTGTTTGTTCCGGCCTTTTTGCGTTCCGGGACCAAAATTCTACTGATCAGTAGAATTCGGGGCTGAAAGCTCTACTGATCTGTCGTCGGAAGAAAAACTGCTTTTCTTTACAATACAGACAGTTGATCTGATCGCCGTGTGTGATACAGATACTGGCCGACAGGAGGCGGCTGCCGCAAGCAAGTCACGGCTTCACACTGACAGCGAGTACGGCGCTTCTTCCGTACAACCCCACATAACAAGGCTATGAGCCTTACACCTAGGAGCCGATGCTCCCAGACACTTTGCCTCCGACGGGAGTGCAGGGATTTGACAAACTGAACATTCGCCTGTGTGCACGCAGGACTATGGATGTTCGCATACGGATAGATCATTTACTGGAAACGGCATACGCCGTGACCAGGTTGAAAAATCCGTATCGGACACCCTTGGTCTCGTGCACCCAAAATCAGGTGATTAGTGCCGGACCGAGGGGGAGATCTCTCCAGTCCGGCTTTCTTCATCGGGACGCTGACTGTTGGAAGCGCGATTCATCTGTAGTCCTGCCTGCTCAGGCCATTTGGCCAAAGAGCCAGGAAGGAAAAATGATGAATATCACTATCAACGCGAACGGAAACAGTAAGGTCACCATCATCAACAACGAAACCACACTGAACGAGCTCCTCGGTAGTCTTGGAAATGTAACGAGAGCGGAGAAGACCCCCACGCCGAAGAAGCTGTCCGAGACCGGTGGAACAGTTGTGGCGAAAGCGGATGGCTGCATGGCATACAGCTGCGGTTACGCCGTTTATGATAACGGGTCCGGCCGCACGGTAATGTGGCTGCCTGACTGCGTTTCTTTTACTTACCATTTTGATGAATCATCCGATGCTGAGAAAGGCATCCTGCCGGACAAGGACACGCTGCCGGAGGGACTGCTGGAGTCGCTCCCCTGGGTCACAGTCGTTACCCTGATCGGCGAGCATCGTATTGAGTCTAACAGCATGAACCGGACGAGCAGTCGGACGGGAACCAAGGATTATAACAGCGACGATAATGGAGATAAGGACGGTGATGCGGAGACCGCCATGGAGAAGACATATGAGAAAGCATATTTCTGGCAGGAGGACCGGATCGGGGAAAGCCCGGAGACCATCTTCATCAGAAAGGAAACCCGGAGGGAGATGCTGGAAAGCCTGACAGAAAAACAGCGTGAAGTGTTTCTTCTTTACTATTATGACGGGCTGAAGCAGCGCGAAATCGCTGAGAGCCTGGGAATCAGCAGGGATTCTGTGAATGACCGGCTGGAGGGTGCACTGAAAAAAGTGAAAAAACTTTTCTGAGCTTACCCACAAAGTGACTGCTCCCACGACAGTATATGAGAGGAGCGTCTGAATCCAAATGAATTCAACCAGCTCCCCTCGAGACAACACGGCGGCTGTGATCTTCAAAACGGGTCACAGCCGTTTGTTACATTCGGGTCTGCAGGCCATACCCTGCAGAGAAAGGACATATCTATGGAAGATTGCTTTGAGCGCCCACGTTATCCCGGAGAGCTTGGTGACCGGAAGAACTACAACAGGCTGGTCTTTATCTGCAGCCCGTATCGGCCGCAGTCAGATGATCCGGCGGAACAGGCAAGCGAGCTTCTCCGGAATATCAAGCTTGCGAAGATCGGGTGCAGGATTGCCGTTGAACACGGCTGTGCTCCAATCGCACCGCACCTGCTTTACCCGCAGTTTTTGGATGACCGAGATCCGGAAGGGCGTGATGCCGGGAAGAAATGCGGCCTTCAATTCCTGAATCTCTGTGATGAGATGTGGGTTCTGGGCAGGAAGATTACACGGGGCATGGCCGCTGAAATTGAGGCTGCCAATGCGAATGGTATCCCAATCTTTATTCTGGAGCATCCGGAGAGCACGGAAGAGCGCATTCTTAAGGAACTGTTCAAAGACAGGTACAAAAGCGAAGCAGACAGGCTCTATCAGGAGACAGCGGGTAAGAAGTACGAATAAAAAAGTAAAGGAGATGAGACACAGATGAACGAGAATACAGCAACAACCGTCGGTCAGATTCAGGCTGAAGGTACAAGCCGCGAAGAGCAGAAACCACAGGAGCCGGTCACGGTCAGCATGAAAAAGCTGATCGCCGGTGTAGGTACGGTTTTTGCGGGCGTCATTGAGATGCTGGAGGCTTTGGAGCCTCATGTCGCACAGCACCTGGTAGACGTTGCAGTTCAGCATACAGCGGACGAGAAAAAGAGCACAGATGTGAAATCAGTACAGTCGGGGTATGCCCCCACAGCAGGATCGGTATTTGAGCATCCGGAGGAAACTGTAAAAGAACCAGTAGCCGAGGCCGATGCACAGACAGATACAGCTGCAGGGGTTAGCGAGGAACTTCCAGGCAAGGAAAAACAGGATGCAGGATCTGATACGACGGCTGTGAACACGGTGACGGAAGACGATCTGACGAAAATCATTGTGCGGAAGATCAAGCAGAACCGGTCCAACAACGAGAAGATCGGAGCGATCCTCAGAACCTATGGCGTGAGCAAGGTCAGCGAGCTTCCGGTATCCAAATACGAAGCGTTTCTGACGGACGTTTCTCAGCTCTGACAGAGGAAACCGCCATGGAAAGAGAGGTGTAAAAATGCCGGATGTGCATGCGCTGCTCAGCGCGTCCAGTTCAAAACAGTGGCTGCACTGCCCGCCCTCCGTCAGACTGCAGGAGGGATTCCCGAATGAAAGCTCGGTTTACGCACAGGAGGGCACGTTCGCCCATGAGGTCTGTGAATACAAAGTCCGAAAGTACCTGCATGAGCGTGTGAAGCGACCACAGTCAGAAGAGTTTTATACAGAAGAGATCGAAGCCATTACAGACACTTATGCGGAGTTCGTCATCTCCGTCATCGAGCGGATGAAGCGCAATGGTTCCGAGCCGCTGGTGCTTGTGGAGGAGCGGGTGGATTACAGTCACATCGCGCCCTCCGGATTTGGGACGGCGGATATGCTGATCATCGGGAAAGACGAAGAAGGACGATGCCTGCTCCACATAGTGGATTTCAAGGCAGGCTCCGGGATCTACGTGGATGTAGATCACAATTCACAGCTTTCCTTGTATGCGCTGGGCGGATTACACGCTTATGGTTATATCTACCCGATTGAAATGATTCGGATGACGATCGTGCAGCCGAGGCTCGAAAACATCAACACGTTTGAGTGCAGCAGAGAGGAGCTTGAGGCCTGGGGCGAGAGCATCAAACCGATTGCTCAGATGGCCTTTGAAGGTAAGGGCGAACAGACACCAGGCGAATGGTGCCGGTTCTGCCGGGCTAAACCGGTCTGCCGAGCCTGCGCGGAGGAAGCGCTCAGTTTGTGCCGGGAGGATTTCCTGGATCTGGATGAAGGCGCTTTATCTGAGGAGGCAGGAGCCAGTCCTAAAGAGGAGACTGATCTGACTGCTCCATATGGTGAGGATACTACTGCGCCGGTTTTCAAACAGCCGGGGCTTATACCGATCACAGAGTTATCTGCTATCCTTCCTACGCTCAACCGGATCAGTAGCTGGATTGAGGCGGTATTTGCATTCGTCTCATCCGAGGCGATCAACCACGGTGTTCCGATTCCAGGGTATAAGGTGGTTGAGGGCCGGAGCAAACGGATCTTTACAGACACCAAGGCTGTTGTCGATACAGCAGTGGCGAATGGTTATACGGATCTCTATAAGCAGCAGCTCATCACACTGACCGAATTTGAAAAGATGATGGGCAAGAAGAGGTTTAATGAGCTGCTTGGACAATATGTTCTGAAGCCGCCCGGAAAGCTGGCGCTTGTCCCGGAGTCAGATCCTAGGGAAGCTGTCGACCTTACAGCAACACCCGATCAGGAATTTGCAGTTCTTCCTGATGAGGAATAAGGACAGAAAAGCAACAGCAGATCTGTTACAACAAAACTGCACACACGAATCTCAATCTTGCGCCTGAGAGCTGACATGCCCAGGCGCTATTTTTTGGAGGAATTTTATTATGGCGAACAATAACACCCCTGCAACGAAAGTCGTTATCCCTTGCCGCATCTCTTTTGCAAATATCTGGGAGCCTCGCAGTATCAATGGAAGCGAGGAGAAGTATTCCGTTTCCTGCCTGATCCCGAAGAGTGATAAGGCAACCCTGACAAAGATTCATAAGGCCATTGAAGCTGCCAAGGAAGCTGCAAAGGGGAAGCGCTGGGGAGGAAAGATCCCGGCGACACTGAAGCTGCCGATGCACGATGGCGATGTCGAGCGTCCGGACGACGAGAACTACAAGGACATGATGTTCTTCAATGCGACTTCTAAGGAAGCTCCCCAGATCGTAGACCGCAAGGTTCAGCCGATCCTTGATCCCATGGACTGCGGCTCCGGAGACTACTGCAATGTATCTGTAAACTTCTATGGATTTTCCACTGGCGGAAACCGTGGTGTGGCTGTCGGGCTGCAGAACATTCAGCTGGTCAGACATGGTGAGCGCCTTGCAGGAAAGGCGACAGCGGCATCTGATTTTGAGGCTCTTGAGGGAGATGAAGAGTCGGATGTCTTTGGCGAGGACCTGCCGGATTATCTGAAGTAAGAGAATCGGGGCAGCGGTGAAAACCGCTTTCCATCCATCGGGCAGGAGGGGCTCATCACTCCTCCTGTCTGCATTTTACAAGAGCTCCCATGTAGAGCATGGAGGTTCTTGTAAGGCGCAGACGATTACAGCGATTATTCAAAAAAGGAGCGATTATTCAAAAAAGGAAGGTGACGGTATTGGAAGCAGATAAGAAACATGTACTTTCGATTGACCTGGAAACATACAGTGATGTGGATCTCGGAAACTGTGGTGTCTATCGCTACGTGGAAGGCGATTTTCATATTCTTCTGTTTGCCTATGCGTTTGACGATGAGGACGTTCGAGTTGTGGACATGGCCTGTGGGGAAACACTGCCGAAAAGAGTGGTCGATGCCATTTTTGATGAGAACGTGATCAAGGCTGCCTGGAACGCTCAGTTTGAACGAACCTGTCTATCTCAGTACTTTGGAGTGCGACTTTCCCCTGATTCCTGGCAGTGCTCCATGGTATGGTCGGCAAGCCTTTCTCTGCCGTTGAAGCTGAAAACAGCAGCAGAAGTACTCAAAACCGGTGAGCAGAAGGATGACGCTGGTGAGAGACTGATCAAATACTTTTCAGTTCCCTGCAGACCTACCAAAACGAACGGAGGACGGACACGGAATCTCCCGGAGCATGACATGGAAGGGTGGCAGCGGTTTAAATCTTACTGCCTGCAGGATGTTCGGACCGAGCGGGATATCCGGCATAAGCTGGAGGCTTTTCCGCTGAAAGACTCGGAATGGGATTTTTATCACATGGATCAGCGGATCAATGACAGAGGCATCCGGATCGACAGAACTCTAGTGGAGCAGGCGATTACCTGTGACCTGATGCTGTCAGAAGAGATGACGAAAAAAGCCTATGAACTGACTGGTCTTGAGAATCCGAATTCTGTATCACAGCTGAAAGGTTGGCTGGAAGAACGCGGGATTGAGATCGATTCTTTGGGAAAGAAGGATGTTACCGCCATGATCAAGGAGATCGATAAGAGCGGCCTTGATCAGGAAGCGCTGGACATGCTGAAGCTTCGACTGCAGATGGCGAAGTCCTCTGTGAAAAAGTATCAGGAAGCGGATCGGTATGTCTGCAAAGATGGACGGGCACATGGCCTCTTCCAGTTCTCCGGAGCCAACCGCACGCAGCGCTGGGCCGGGCGCGGTATTCAATTGCAAAACCTGCCACAGAACCACATCAGTACGCTTCAGGAAGCGCGGGATCTGGTGAAGCTAGGGTGCTTTGACATGGTGGAGAGCATCTATGGAAATACACCGGATATTCTCTCGCAGCTGATTCGCACCATGCTGATTCCGAAAGAGGGCTCCATGTTTGTTGTGGCGGATTTCAGTGCCATCGAAGCCCGCGTCCTGGCATGGCTTGCCGGGGAGGAGTGGGTGCTGGATGCGTTTCGGAAAGGACAGGATCTATACTGCACGGTTGCATCGCAGATGTTTCATAAGCCGGTTGTGAAGCACGGAATCAACGGTGAACTGCGGCAGAAAGGCAAAATCGCCACCTTGGCATGTGGGTATGGCGGTTCCTCCGGCGCTTTGATTTCTATGGGCGCTTTGGAGCAAGGACTGACGGAATCGGAACTTCCGGACATTATAGAGTCTTGGCGCTTGGCAAATCCGAAGATCGTACAGTTTTGGTGGGATGTGGAGAAAGCGGCGATCGATACCGTCAAGGATCATCGGGAGCGGACCGTCCGGAATGTTGGTTTCCAATTCAGTGCAAATACACTCTGGATTGTTTTGCCTTCCGGTCGTCGTCTTGCCTACATCAAGCCAAGACTGCAGCCTAACCGATTCGGTCGCATGGCAATCACTTATGAAGGGCTGAACACAGCGAACAAATGGAGCCGGGGAGAAACGTATAGCGGCAAACTGGTCGAGAACATTACGCAGAGCACAGCGCGGGATCTGTTGGCGGAAGCGATGTGGCGAATGGAGAAGGCCGGACTTGCGATCGTAGGCCATGTGCACGATGAAGTTATTCTGGAGGTTCCGACGGGATCCGTCACGGTAGAGGATGTTACGCGGATCATGAACGAAAACCCATCCTGGGCAGAAGGCTTGCCGTTGTCATCGGCAGGATATATAGGACCGGATTTCTATTTCAAGGATTGATGGCAGGCAGCACTGACAATCAATCCGATGGCTTATAAAAATGAATTGCTTCACATGGGAGAGTACCCACAAAAGGGGCTCTCCCATGACAGTATATGAGGGAGGTTGAGAGACTATGAGTAGACCGAGCAAAAAACATATGATCACGGACCGGGTTGGAGAGCGTGTTGACTCGGAGACCTTGCCGGTGTGCGAAGAGCATGCGGATTGCTTTGCGTGGATGGAGGGCCGATGTACAGCCCTGAATACCAAGGCCGACCCGTCTGCATGCGGTTTCTTTAAGACAACTGAACAGGCATTGTCTGAATGCCGAAGATGCTATCGGAGGCTAAAGGAGCAGGAACGCTCCGATCTCATCACACGGTATATCAAAGCACTGACAGCTCTTGGCATGCTGGATGAAGAGATTGAGGCAGAGGAGCAGAGCAGAGAACAGCTTGATGCATTCGAAAAGACCAATTATCAGGAACAGCTGGAATCCATGATCGCTTCTGAGAATACACAGGATACAGACCAGTCATAGAAAGGGAGGAAGGGTGCATTGGAACAGGCAATGATTCATGGAACCATGGCCGGTCACGATGGCATCGGATACAGTGCGGATTCTCCTATTCTGGATCTTGCAGCAGCCATCGTGAAAGCTGCTGTGGATGACTACGTCAAAACACTGAGAAATCTGTGGAGCCGAAATCTGGATATCTATCGGAAGCGGAAGCTCATTATTGAGAAGACAATGCTTGAGGAGTTCTTTCATTCATCATGGTATGAGATGCTGACGGACATCGATCCGGACTTTCTGATTTATCAGTGCAAGATCCTGGCAAAGGAAAAAGAGAAAAAAGCAATTGAACGGAAAAACATGAAAAGAATAAAGAAGGAGATCAAGCAGCTCCGCGATGGAGCAGGGGAGGAGCAAAGTGCCAAGGAATAACGACTTCAGAGGATATCGGGAGGATGAGGAGCTTTACGTCTACGATCAAAGCTGCCAGAACTGCCGGTATTACTGTGATTGGGATGATAAAGAGAATAACGGATGCAAGTATTTTAGCCGCGAGGATTACGAGCAGTATCCCAGAAGCAACTGGTGCTGTGACTGGAGAGGACGGCGAAGCACCCGGAGCAGCCAAGGCGGCAGAGGGAGTCGCCGGTGAGAGAATACGTCGTCGAAAATGAATTTGTAAAAGCTGTCCGGGCAGCGGGTGGTGTCGCCTATAAGCTGACGTCACAGACGGCCAATGGTCTGCCGGATCGATTGGTGCTATTCTTTCCGGCAAAGACTGTGTTTGTGGAACTGAAAGCACCGGGGAAAATGCTGCGCCCATTGCAGCGGAAGCGCCGGTATCAACTCATGAGGCTTGGCTTTCCAGTCCTTTGTATTGACCGGCTGTCACAGATCAAACCATGTATCCAGGCTATTCTGGATTGGGTACCGGGTACGCCATTCCCGGACGGGATCGGAGCAGAGATACCGGAGCTGGAGATGGCATCCTTACCGCATGAACAGGGGCATATCGATGACCTGGATGATTATGGAGAGACATACGAGAATGAAGACCCGTCCGTGCTGGCGGGTTTTTTTTGTTTAGAGGAAACGCCTGTAGAGGATGAATGCCAGGATCAGAATGGAAAGCGAGGTGATGCCGAATGAAGTTCATGCCGCATGATTATCAGAAATACTGTATCGACTACATTAAGCAGCATACAGTTTCAGCTCTGTTCCTTGACATGGGCTTGGGTTAGGTAAGACGGCGATCACCTTAACAGCGCTCCGGGATCTGATGCTGGATGATCTTACCATCACAAAAGTTCTCGTGATTGCGCCGCTCCGTGTCGCCAGGGATACATGGCCCGCTGAGATCTCTAAGTGGGATCATCTGAAAGAACTGGACGTCTCTGTCATCGTCGGGGACCTGAAGGCAAGGAAGGCGGCAGTCAGCGCAAATGCCCTGATCTACATTGTTAACCGAGAGAATGTGAAGTGGCTGATTGATTACTACGAAAAGAACGGTTTGAAATGGGACTATGATTGCGTTGTGATCGATGAGCTGAGCAGCTTTAAGAATTACCAGTCACAGCGGTTTAAGTACCTGCGGAAGGTGCGCCCATTTGTGAAGCGCTGGATCGGACTTACCGGCACACCAACATCGAATGGCTTGATGGACTTGTGGGCAGAGATCGGTATTCTGGACGGCGGAGAGAGGCTGGGACGTTTCATTGGCCGTTTCCGGGATGCCTATTTCAAACCGGGGTCTATGAATCCGGCAACCGGTGTCGTCTTTTCGTATATTCCACGACCAGGTGCTGAGCAGCAGATCTATGAACGGATATCCGATATCACGATCAGCATGAAGGCAATTGATCATCTGCAGATGCCGGAATGCCTCTATGTGAACCATGAGGTCGAAATGGATGCTCAGGAACGGAAGCTGTACGACCAGCTGAAGGAGGATCTGATTATCCCGCTTGAGGATGGCGACATCGATGCGGCCAATGCGGCGTCCCTGTCCAATAAATTGCTCCAGATGAGTAACGGCGCTGTATATGACGAGAACAAGGAAGCCCGTGTGATTCATAGCCGGAAATTGGAAATGCTGGAGGATCTGATTGAGGCCGCCAATGGCCAGCCGGTCCTCATAGCATACTGGTTTAAGCATGACCGCGCCCGCATTGTGGAGCATCTGACTGCAGCAGGATACAGCCCCCGAGATATACGCTCTTCAGAAGACATCGCGGACTGGAATGCAGGAAAGATTCCGGTTGCCCTGATCCATCCAGCATCGGCAGGGCATGGGCTCAACATCCAGGAAGGCGGCCATATCCTGATCTGGTTTGGACTGACTTGGAGCCTGGAGTTATATCAGCAGACGAACGCACGCCTCTGGCGGCAGGGGCAGGGGGAAACGGTGACGATTCATCATATCGTGACAAAAAACACCGTGGATGAAGACGTGCTGGCGGCGCTGGCTTCAAAAGACGTCACACAGGAGAAGCTGATCGCTGCCGTGAAAGCACGGCTGTGAACAGAAAATAGGTAATAGCAGATCATCGGACCGAGGATTGCTTCAGAGCACCTCGGTCTTGTTTTTTGCCCATTCGGAGGTGATTGCATTGGGCCGTAAGAACAGAAGAAAGAAAACGGAATACCGGTCTCGGCTGGGATTCAATCCAGGAAAGTATGTATCGAAGAGCAATTGTACACATGGGGTACATACGCTTACGCATGAGAATAGAATGCCGCATCGCGGAGATATCTGGTTTGCCGATCTGGGCAGTCATCCAGGGACGAGTATACAGGCAGGCTGCAGGCCAGTATTTATTGTTTCCAACGATATCGGAAACTCTTATGCAGAGACACTGAATGTTCTGCCGATGACCAGGCATCTGAAGAAGCTCGGACTTCCATGCCATGTGGAGCTGAATCCGGGCATTGTAAAGGATACCCGGCAGGAGCTGGATTTCTCCATGATCTTGGCAGAGCAGATCACCACGATCAGCAAGCTGCAGCTGCGAAACTATGTTGGCAGGGTAGAAGACACTGAACTGCTTGCTGCCATTGAACAGGCAATCTGTGAGCAGTTTAGTTTAGCCGGACCCGGTCATAATGATAGGAAATACATCCACAATGAGATGAACTAAAAGGAGTGTGATTGCAATGACCACAAGTAAGGTAAACTTCGTAAACATTCCCCAGGAGCTCAAGACCAACGCCTCCTTCTGCGTGTGGAAGATGGAAAAGCGGCAGGGCAAGCCCACAAAGGTCCCATATAATCCGAAGACCGGAGCAATGGCGCGTACCAACGATCCGGCTACGTTTTCGGACTTCGGAACGGCAATGAAGACCTATGCGCTGGGTGGATGGGACGGAATCGGATATCGCGTATCTGAGGGGATCGGAGCGATTGATATTGATCACTGCATCCGAGAGGATGGGAGCCTCAATGATGTGGCGGCATCCGTCATGTCATTTTTCCCGGATGCCTATTTTGAACGATCTCCCTCCGGTACTGGCCTGCGCGGGTTCTTTCGCCTCTCACCGGATTTTGCCTATGACAAGACGGTGTATTACATCAACAACCGGAAGCATGGGCTGGAGGTTTATTTGCCAGGTGCCACGAACCGGTTTGTGACGGTCACAGGGGATGTGTTCAGACCCGGCACCGTTACCCGAAATGACGAGGCGCTGCAGAATGCACTGGATACCTTCATGCGCCGGGCAAACCGGGTGGAGGGAAGCCGTATAGAAGCATGTTCCTATCTGGATGATGATGCTGTGATCGATCATGCGAGCCGCTCCGAGTCAGGAGATAAGTTCAGAATGCTCTACGACGGACGTTGGGAGGAAGGCTATGACAGCCAGTCGGATGCAGATATGGCACTGGTATCCATCTTGGCTTTCTGGTGCGGAAACGTGGAGGAGCAGATCGATCGCATCTTCCGCACCTCCGGCCTCATGCGTGAGAAATGGGATCGGAGAACCGGAGACAGTACGTATGGCCAGATCACGATCCGGAATGCTGTGGCATCCAACGACACCATCTATGTTCCGGTCCGTGACCTTGGTTCCGCAGAAGAGGATTTTTCTGATCTGGATGAAGAAGAACAGCACGCTGCATTACGGCCGGACCTTTCTCACGTCACACTGACGCTGGAGGAGATGAAGCCGCACACGAATCCCAGATACCAGCGGGATGAGATCGGGATCGGGAATGCCTTTGCTGATTATTTCAAACCGATCGCCCGGTTCAATGCCGACCGTGGGATCTGGTACGTCTACGATGGACAGGTCTGGCAGCCGGATGAGAATGCACTGGCAGTGGCGGAGCTGGCAAAGAATCTCGCGGATCAGCTGTATTCATTTGCTCTTCAGATCAAAGATGAGGATACGAGAAATCGGTATATCAAACGAGTACAGAAGCTGCAGCTCAGAAAGCACCGGAAAACCATGGTCGAAGATGCGAAGTCTGTCTATCCGGTCAGGATGAGCCTATTCGATTCCAGCAAGTATCTGTTCAACTGCGAAAACGGTACACTGGATCTGGATACAATGTCCTTCCGCCCTCATAATCCGGGCGACTTCATCACAAAGATCAGTCCTGTGACCTATGATCCGGAAGCAACCTGCCCCCGCTGGGATCAGTTTGTGGATGAGGTGATGCAGGGGCGCAGCTCAGTTTCCCGTTACCTTCAGAAAGCAGTCGGCTATTCATTAACTGGTGACACCAGCCTGGAGTGCCTGTTCATTATGTACGGCCCGACAACCAGAAACGGGAAGACGACCACCATCGAGACGATTCTCAGGCTCATGGGCGAGTATGGGCGATCTGCAAAACCGGATATGCTGGCATCCAACTTTCGAGGGCCATCCAATGGTGCGCCTTCCGAGGATGTTGCCCGTCTCGCCGGAGCCCGATTTGTGGGCATTTCCGAGATGGAGCAGAAGCTCACGATCAATGCATCTTTGACCAAGCAGCTCACCGGAAACAACCGGATCACTGCACGGTTCCTGCATGAAAACAGTTTCGAGTTTCAGCTGCAGGCGAAGATCTTCATTGATACGAATCACCTTCCTAATGTTACGGACCAGACGCTCTTTGAGTCCGGGCGTCTCCTGATCATTCCCTTTAACCGGCACTTTGAAGAGCATGAGCAGGATAAGAGCCTGAAGACCACGCTCTCTGATCCGGCAGCGCTTTCAGGAATCCTTAACTGGGCGGTGGAGGGCTATCGGCTGTTTAAGGCAGAAGGTTTGGAGCCACCTGAGGATGTGAAAACAGCAACCGCGCAGTATCGTCAGGACTCCGACCGTATCAGCCAATTCATCGATTCCTGGCTGGAGGAAGGGAAGGACGAAGATTATCAGCCTTATGAGGTCTCGACGAAGGCAGCATACCGTGTGTATGCGCAGTGGTGTAACGAGATGAATTATCGCCCGGATAATTATAAGAACTTCCGTGCGGCCATGGAGAAGCTCTTCTGCGTAACACAGAAACGTCCGAAAACCGGCGGGGAGAAAATCTCCATGATCATTGGCGTGCGTCTGCGTGAAGAGGAAGCTGGAGCGGAAGAGGAAGACGGCGAGGCGTTCAAACCACTTGATGATGAGAAGTGCGGGATCTGAGAATCCTACCCGCTTGATTATGAGAATCTTACCACTTCAGACTTTGAGAATCTGTCCTTCAGATGTGGCTCTTTTCTCTCACTGGGGAGGGTGGGGAGTTTGAAAACCTATTTTTCTTTTTTTACTTTCTCCCCTGTAGAATTATATTTTCAACTTCCACATTCTCCCCATATAAGAAAAAAAACAATAAAAGAATATAAGAGCTTTAAGAAGAACAGAACAGTAAGATCTACAGAACTTTTGAAGCTATAGGCCCAGTGCCAGGCTAATTCCTTGTGGATGCCAAGAATTGTGGCTGCCACCTTCGTAGGGGAATTTACGCAGGCGGCAGGGTCAAAGCTTGGCAAGGTATAAAAATACAAGTGCTGGGAAGCATCCAGCAGAAAGGAAAAGAATATGAGCAAGATTATCACCTGTGAGCAGGTCAGCAGTGGTCATCCTGATAAAATCTGCGATCAGATTGCCGATGCAATTGTGACAGACTGCCTGAAACACGATCCGAAGAGTCGTGTGGCGATCGAGTGCCTCATCAAGGACAACCACATCATCATCGCCGGTGAGCTGACCAGCCAGCATAAGCCGGATTACCGGAAGCTGGTGTATGAGGTGTTTGAGAGAATCGGCTTTGATCGCATTGGTGGAATGCAGTTTGATCCGCTGTATGCCGGACCGGATATCGGCATCCTGGTGAAGGAGCAGAGCCCGGATATCGCTCTTGGCGTGGATAAGGGTGGAGCTGGCGACCAGGGCATGATGTATGGATATGCGACAAACGAGACGGCAGAGCTTCTGCCGATTCCCTTCGTGGTCGCAACAAGATTTCTGGAGATTCTGAGGAACCATCCCAGCAAGATGTTTCGTGCGGATGCAAAAGCCCAGGTCAGCTTCGATTACGACAGCGGGAAGATCACGACCTTTCTGTGCAGTGTCCAGCACAGCCCGGATGTGGAGCCTTCGGATTTCCGGCATATCATTGAGGGCATCATGGTGTTGGCTGCCTGCGAGAACGGTCTGAATACAGACTTTGAAAAACTGGTCAATCCGACAGGGCGTTTCGTGATCGGCGGCAGCTTTGCCGACTGCGGTGTGACCGGTAGGAAGCTGGCCTGCGATACCTACGGCGGTGTCGGACACATCGGCGGCGGAGCCATGAGCGGAAAGGACCCGAGCAAGGTGGATCGCTCCGGTGCGTATGCGGCACGGAAGATCGCGGTGGACATCGTGAGAGCAGGGTATGCGGATAAGGCTGAAGTCCAGATCGCCTATGCGATTGGCATCGCAGACCCGGTGAGTGTGTATGTCGAAACCTTTGGAACGGAACACCAGGATCGCCGATTCATTGAACAGTATGTTCGGGAGAACTACGATCTGACACCGAGAGGGATCATCGACAGCCTTCATCTGCTGGATGTGGACTACAACGAGGTCAGCGCCTACGGACACTTCGGAAAGAAGGGGCTTCCCTGGGAGCAGTAAATATATTTCGATTTTTCGGAACGGATACCCACAAAACACCCTTTCGCACGACAGTATATGAGGAGAAGATCAAGCGCAGTTTTACGCGTGATCCGTGTCAAGGGTTTATATAAAATTCCTGGAACGGATACCCACAAAACACCTTCTCCCACGACAGTATATGAGGGGAGTTATCAGAGGACATCAACTCGCTGGCAGCTTACCTTTCTCATCTGCAAAAGAACGGACGGAAGGAGGACACAGCAATGCCGTCAAGACCCAATACACCCTGCCGTCATCCCGGCTGCGCAGCCCTTGTTCCTTACGGGCAGAAGTACTGTGAGGTGCACAAGCCGCTCCATCCCGAGGAGGTACGAAGCGCCGGTGCACGTGGCTACGGCAGGGCATGGCAGAAGGCACGCAAGCGTTACCTGGAGGCGCACCCCTTCTGCGTGGAGTGCATGAAGGAAGGCAAGTTCGTCAAGGCCACCGACGTGGACCACATCGTACCGCACAGAGGAGACAAGACGCTCTTCTGGGACCAAGGCAACTGGCAGCCGCTCTGCCACAAGCACCACAGCATCAAGACGCGAAGGGAAGACAACAACCCTTCCTATCACTACTAAGAGGAGAGCACCATGCAGAAGGACAAAGAAGTAAAGATCGTTGGTCTCGGCTTTGTGGACGCGCTGACACTGCTGTTCATCGCGCTGAAGCTGACCGGCCAGATCGATTGGAATTGGGTCTGGGTTTTGAGTCCGATTTGGATTTCGATTTCATTTCTGTCGGTGCTCGCCATTGTGATCCTCCTGATCGGTCGCCTCATCGACCGGATGTGAGGCCCCTGGGGGGTGGGTCACTTCTCTGTGGTGAAGTCTCACGGAGACCGCCGCCCCCTCTCGCGTTAAAAACCGCGAAATTGCAGGGGGCCTATCTCCTGCCGGGGCGATCTGCCTGCAAAACCGACTAGGCTGCGGGGCACGAAAAGTGCTGAAATTCCCAGTGATTCCGGGCCTTTTTTATTTTCAGCGGATGCCCAGCAGCCTGGCTGCATTTCGTCACAAAAACGCATGGGAAACAGCGTGAACCTGTGACAAATTGGCCGGTTTTCGAGGGCAAAGGGGCATGAAGACGGCCTTACCGACCGGAGGGAGGCGCGTGTGTGAAACAAGAGCAAAAAGAGTTGATCCGCTCCCTCCGGCTGCAGGGCTGGGGCTACAAGCGGATCGCAAAGGAGCTGCGGCTCAATCGGAATCAGGTACAGCTGTACTGTAAAACCCACGGCCTTGCCGGTGCGGGTGAGTTCGTAAAACTGAACCTGCCCATATGGTATGAGAAGAATGATCGATGCATCATCTGCGGAGAAATGCTGGATCGCAAGCGGCGTGGAAGAACCAAACGCTTCTGCTCCGGCAAATGCCGCACGAAATATTACCGGATGCGGAAAGCGGAAGAGGAGGAAGAAACGTGGTAATCAGGGATCAGAAACAGGACCTGGAAGAAAAGCTGGATGCGGTGATCAATGATCCCGTTAATCATCCGAGCCATTACACCAGTTCGAAGATCGAAGTGATCGAATACATACTGGACCATGGCTTTGATTACCTGCTCGGCAACGTGGTCAAGTACATCAGCCGTGCCGGGCTGAAGAGTAAGGACACAGAGATTCAGGATCTGGAGAAAGCCCAGTGGTACCTGAATCGGAAGATTGAAGAGCTGAAGGCAAAGCAGAAGGGAGACCAGGCATGACACTGCTCGAAGGATTTGTGAAAGACGAGATCTTCATCGACTTCGGAGCGGATGTCCTGTATGGCAGCGATCAGTGCTACGTCAATTATCCCTGCCGGTTCCCGACCGTGGGCTTCCAGCTCATGGCGACAAACGGCCTTAGCCAGATTGCGGATCGCATCCGGAAGGACCTGGGCTTTGCGCCGATGCATCCCATGGACGAATACACCGACGACAGCTGTGATAACGACGGCTGGTACGATTTCTATGTGGGGATTAACGGGTACGCGGAAAACCACATGGACAGCTGCATCGAATTCGTGGTTGTAAACAGCAACTCTCCGGATGAAGAGGAGCGGTACACCATTGACCTGACAGAGGAAGAGCAGAGAACTGTGTTTTCCTGCCTGGATGAGCAGTGCCGAAAACATCTGGAGAAATCCTGTGAGGATCTGCTGGCAGAGGCAGAGAAGCAGATGGAGGAGAAGTACAGTTGAAAATCATCAAGCGGGACGGAAGTGAAGTCCCATATGACTATCGAAAAATCATCCGGGCCATTGATG